ACTAAATCCAACACTTCCAAGGAGTAATCATCATGGCCACTTCAACTATCCTCTCGAATCCAAAAGTCACAATCGGCGGAACCGACCTTTCGGGCTGGAGCACTTCGGCAACCCTGACCAAAACTGTGACCGCGCTAAACGACACGGTCTTCGGAAACACAGCAAACACTTTCACCGCAGGTCTTGAAGATAACGAACTGACCGTCACACTTTTCCTTTCATACGAAGCAGCCGCCACCTACGCAACACTTGCCCCACTCGTCGGAACAAAATTGGTCGTAATCGTAAAACCAACGACCGCAGCCGATTCAAGTACGAATCCCGGCTTCACTCTGACAAACACCTATCTCGAATCGTTGCCAGTGATCTCCGCTTCGCTCGGCGAATTGCAATCGATAGACCTGACCTTTATGGGCGGCGTCTACTCGGCAGATGTAACTCCATAAACTTCGGCCTTCCTTGGCCCGACGAAAGGAAACAAAGTGAAAATCAAAATCAAAGTAATTAGGAACGATAAAGAAGAGTTCCTTTACACAAATCTTTTCTCATGGACTGAATGGGAACGACTAATGAATCGCCGCCTCGGTGATGGAGTTCAGCCGGGCGTCTCGGATTGGTGCTGTTGGGCGTGGGTCTTGCTTTGTCTTAAAGGTGAGAATCTTCCTGACACATGGCAAAAGTGGGTCGCTGAAAATCCAGACATGGAGATCCTTCCTGTAGTAGATGAGACAAACCCAAACCCTACGGACGCGGCTACCGACGGCAACTAGCCGAGCTGGTAGTCGCGACGGGATGGGCTCCGCAGTTTTACTCTGACAGCTTTGATGCTCGAGATCTCACTACGATTATTAAAGTCATAGAGAAACAAAACAAGAGAAGGTCGTAATGGCGGACGGGATTGAAACTCGCATAGAGGTCTACGGTCTCAAAGAAGCATTGAAAGAATTGAACAAGATTGACAAGTCTCTTCGTCGCGAGATCACCAAAGATTACAAAAGGATTACAGCTGGACTTGTCTCTGACATTGAATCCGCTATACCTCTAAATTATCCTCTGTCCGGGTGGCAAAGACGCTGGACTCTTCGAGGATCATACGAGGTCTTTCCTTGGCCTACCGAGCACAAAGTCAAGGCATACATAAACACCAAACCGCCAAAAGAGTTCCGACAAAACACGGTGAACCTCACGACTTTTGCGATCAAGTGGATTGGAGCGGCGGCTTCATTCTTTGACTTCTCAACAAGTAACGCTATGGGGCAACACCTAACAGCCAAGTATGGAGACGCCTCGAGAGTAGTATGGCGTCAATATGAAGCTCACAAAGAAGATCTCAATAATGCTATGGAGCAGCTAGTGGATCGCGTTGGCGCAGCTACAAGTCGAGACTTAAAGGCACAATAATTATGGCTGTAATTCTTCCAATTATTTCCGAGTTTGATGCAAAGGGAACTTCCAAGGCAATCAAAGAATTCCAATCGCTTGAGGGCGCGTCTGCCAAAGCGTCCTTTGTTATGAAGAAAGCCGCGCTTCCAGCCGCAGCTGCTATCGCTGGAATCGGCTTTGCTTTGGCAGGTGCTACTAAGGCGGCGATGGAAGACCAAGCCGAACAGGTACAGCTTGCCTTGGCTCTCACGAATGTCACTGGGGCTACTGACGCACAAGTCAAAGCGTCCGAAGACATGATCTCAAAGATGAGTCTGGCGTCAGGAGTCGCGGATAGTGAACTTCGTCCGGCACTGGCATCGTTAGTCCGAGGAACCAAAGACATTGAGGAAGCTAACCGCGCACTCGCTCTTGCACAGGATGTCGCCGCAGGTTCTGGGAAGGATCTCGCTACAGTCTCCGACGCCATTGCCAAGGCATACGGAGGGAATATGAAGGGACTGCAAGCCCTCTCTCCAGAGATTAAAGCGATGATTAAAGACGGTGCATCTTTGGAAGATGTAATGAATGTCCTAGGCGGATCGTTTGGTGGAGCGTCAGACGCAGCCGCCGCCACTGCCGAAGGTGGCATGAAGCGTCTTGGAATTGCACTTGCCGAAACAAAAGAATCAATCGGTGCAGCACTGCTCCCAGTAGTCGAAGCCATTCTCCCAGTCCTACTCAAGTTCGCAGGATGGGCACAAGACAACACCAAAACGCTTCTGATTATTGCAGGCGCAATCGCTGGAGTCTCGGCAGCGGTTTTGCTTTTCAATACCGCAGTAGGCATCGCCACTCTTGTCAATACTTTATTTGCGCTAAGTCTCACCGCCGCCCAACTTGCAATGGTCGGATTCATCACTCTCGGAATCGCAGTCCTCATCGCGGCACTTGTCGCGCTCTACTTCAAGTTTGACATTGTCCGAAAGATCGTGGACACAGTATTTGACGCCATGCTCGCAGGCGGTAAAGCAGTCTTCAACGGACTCACGACCTACTTCACAGGCGTCTTTAATATCTACAAAGACCTCTTTAATGGCATCGCAAAACTTTGGAACAGCACAGTAGGCAAGCTCTCTTTTAACATTCCTTCTTGGGTTCCGGGTATCGGCGGCAAAGGCTTTTCCGTCCCAAACATTCCTTACCTTGCAGAAGGTGGAATCGTGACAGGGCCTACGCTTGCAATGATCGGTGAGCGTGGCCCTGAAGCGGTTATTCCACTATCTGGACGCGGCGGTGGAATGGGCGGAAACTACACAATCAACATCACAGGCGGTCTCGGCTCAAGCGCGGAGATCGGCACAGCTGTCGTGAACGCCATTCGAGCATTCAATAGGCAGAACGGCCCAGCGAACATAGCGGTCGCCTAATGGCAGGCGTAGCGGTAGTTGGATCAGGTAACTACGACCTCGAGATTGACACAGGGTACATGTGGGACGCCTTCACACTGGACGACGATCTCAAAGGCGAACTAAATAACACAGAATATGTGCTGGATGGCGTAAGCCAATATGCGTCAGTCATGGATGGCACGATCGGACTTACAGCGAAACGCGGACGCCAAAACACAGGCGACCAATTCGCTTATGGCACTATGAGCTTCACATTAAACGACACTTATGCGGACGGAGTGTTTAACCCTTTCGACACGACTTCGCCTTATTACGATCCAGCGAACGATCAGCCGGGGCTTGCACCGCTCCGACAAGTTCGCTTCTCGCGTTATGACTCGCTTAATGTAAAGAAGTATTTGTGGGTGGGCTACATAGTGAACTATGACTACACCTTTACTCTTGGCGGACTGGACACAGTGACCGTGAATTGCGCGGACTTCTCTTATCAGCTAGGACAGACCTTCCTTGCGGAATGGAATGTCACCGAAGAGCTCTCGAGCACTCGCTTTGGGAATTTGCTGGATCGTCCAGAGGTCTCCTATTCGGGCACTAGATCCATTGAGACAGGCGTGGCGACTCTTGGCGGTGCAGCCGCTTGGACGGTCGCGAACGGTACATCGGTCGCCGCTTACGCCAACAAGATCAATGAAGCCGAGCAAGGCAGAATCTTTGTGGATCGAGAAGGCACGATCACCTTCCAGAAGCGTCTAGGAACGACGCTCGGAGTCCCTATTGCAGAGTTCCACGACGACAACACAAACATCGGTTACTCCGCTATTGACATCTCTTTCCAAGCAGACACAGTGGTCAATCGCGCATCTATTCAGCACGCTGGAGCATCATCGCCACAAGTCGCAGAAGACCTAGTCAGCCAAGCCGCCTACCTTGTGCAGACTCAGTCAATCACAGACTCACTCCTTCACAATGACGCCGCAGCTCTCACACTTGCCCAATATCTCATCACCGCTAACCCTGAAGCACGCTTCAACTTCCTAGGCACAGAGTTCCCCGGACTATCCACAGCCGATCAAGAAACACTTGCCCTCCTTGATGTAGGCGACCTCATCAACATCCAAAAGTCAATAACAACTTCGGCAGGGCCAACACAATTCGCTCAAGATCTCACCATTGAAGGACTCGAGCACCGACTAACTTTGTCCGCTGGTCATGCAGTCACCTATTACACGGCACCTACCACGATCGTCTATGAGCTCATTTTGGATGACCTTGTGTATGGCACACTTGACGAAGAAAATGTCTTAGGATAGAAACATGGCTAACGAGCAGACCACCGTTCCCTTATTTGTAGCTGCGGAAGTTTTGACCGCAGCCGATATGAATCTAAGCGCGGGAACTGGCGTCCCGGTCTTTAGTAATTCCACGACTCGAGATGCGGGTTTTGGAGGTGCAGGCGAAAAGGTGCTTGCAGAAGGCCAGCTTTGTTACCTTTCTGATTCCAACATTGTTCAATATTATTCCGGCGCGGCGTGGGCTACTGTCGGGCCAACTACAAGCAAAATTGCTCAAGTTGTTTCTACAAGTTTGACATCAACATTTTCTACAGCATCAACCAGTTTTACAGACATAACTGGGCTAAGTGTGTCTATTACGCCAACATTGAACACAAGCAAAATTATGGTTTGGGTTAATTTGCAGTCATCAGTTAGCGCGGATATATCCGTCATGTTTCAACTTGTACGAACATCTACTGCAATAGACATTGGCGATACGGCAGGCAGTAGGACTAGAGCATCATTCGCAATGTTGCAGGATAATACAGTTTTACAGCAGGGCAATTTTGGTCTCAACTTTTTAGATAGCCCTGCAACAACATCAGCAACAACATATAAAATGCAAATGTTTACAAATAGCGGTACGGCATATATTAACCGCACTGGCTTGGACAATGACGCAGCAACCAGACCACGCACCGCGTCAAATATCACAGTGATGGAAGTATTAGCATGACCGACTACGCAGCAGTATTAACAGCCAACTACGCAGGCAAACAATGGGCACTTGCAGGCGACGATTATTCTGGTCTTACATGGCTTAGTGCCGGCACAGCACCAACACAAGCCGAACTAGACGCAGCATGGCCAACAGTCGCATACAACCAACAAGTTGCACAAGTTGAAGCCAACCGCCGCACACAATACGAAGCACAATCAGACGGCATTTATTTTGCTTGGCAACGCGGTGACGCAACAGAAGTTGAGTGGCGCACAGCAGTTGCAAAGGTAAAAAGTGAAAACCCATATCCGCCAAACCCTGCTGGCTAGTTTTGTGTTTGCGCTAATCCTGACCGCTTGCGAAACAACACGAACCAACGCGCCGCTCAAAGTACGCAACACCGCGCTAACACGCTGCTCGACTATTCGACAATGTGAAAGGGCTCGCAATGGCTAAGGAAAAAGCAGAAATAGAAATCTTGCATGCGCGCATGATCGTTTTTGTAGGATGCACAATCGCAGTCACCTTCGCATTAACCGTCATCGGCTTTGTTTACGGTCTACTCTTCGTTACTCAGCCGCTCGAGCAATCACCGAATGACGCCCAATTTATAGATCTTTTGTCCACGCTTACAGTCTTTATGACAGGCACACTCTCTGGACTTGTCGCCGCCAACGGACTTAAACGAAAGCCTGCCGATGCCAGTCTTACCAGCACTTCCTAACATCCCAAACTCGAGACCGTACACAGGAAACTCGGACGGAGCCGCAGCTGGCCCTAGAAGCGGAATGGACGAATGGATCAGACAGGCGATTCGATACGGCAACGGCGCCTTCTGGAATAATGGAAGCTACGGCGTGAGAAATATGAGGGGCTCCGAGAATCTTTCAGTGCATGCCACAGGGCGCGCAGTAGATCTCTCATACCGCAAATCAGAGCAACATCCGAACGCAAGTCGCAAAGGATCAGTCGCCTTCCTAGACATCGTGACCGCTAACGCGAACGCGCTAGGCCTTGAATGCGTACTTGACTACATCGCACCATTCGGACGCGGCTGGAGATGCGACCGCCAAAAGTGGCAAAAATACACCAAAGAAACTATCCACGGCGTACCGGGCGACTGGCTCCACTATGAGATCTCTCCAGCTATGGCAGACTCTCCAACCCTTGTCAAACAAGCCTTTCAGAGAGTGTTCGCCGAAATCCCCCAATAGCGCACACAGATCCTCTATGGTCGTTCTACCGACGATAGGAGTTAAATTATGACCGAGCCCAAAGTCTTCATCTACGAAGTAGGGCGATGCAATTTAGATAACGGACAAGAGATCCTTGTTCAGATCTTTCGACACGAAGACACACACAAAATCATCCGCGCACAAATCGCCTTCCGAACTTTGGCAGGCGATAGCTGGGGCGTCCCTACAGAACTGAGTTTTCAACAATGAGCTATTTAACGATAAAAATCTTTGCATGGGTAACTATAGGACTTTGCCCTTTTGTGCTCCTCTGGGACGCTTCTAAGCCGCCTGAAGACATGTCTAGGGTCAGTGCCGAAACCGCCTACGCCACGATCCCACTAGCACCCCTGCCAGTCGTAGTGACGCCCCCTGTCACTACGCCGGCTACAGCTTGCTCACAAGCTCTTAATCTTGCTTTGAGTGTTGGATGGCCTGCGACCGAAACACCGACCTTGATGCGCGTCTTGAAGCGTGAGTCAAATTGCACGCCTACAGCATTCAATCCTCGAGACACCAATGGCGGATCTTACGGTCTGATGCAGATCAATGGATTCTGGTGCACCCCTTCGGCATACTGGCCTGAAGGCTGGCTCCAAGCAAAGGGGATCTTAAAAGTGTGCGACGAATTGTTTGATCCAAAGATAAACCTGATTGCAGGTCTTGCAGTGTGGCATAATTCTAATTGGAAACCTTGGAATCTTCCGAAGTGACCGAAGAGCCCTATCCCGAAATTGGTATTACAGAGGAGACCCGACAGATGTATCCCGAAAACTATTCCGACAAATACAACAAAGTATTCAAGGAGTTTATAGAAGACATTATGCGTCCTAATTATGTAGCGCGCCCAATAGACCGTCTTGATGATCACGAAATACTTCTAGACGAACTTACAATTATTTACGATGCACACATGACGATCGGCGGAGAACAGAATCGATTCAATGCAAGTGTGATTCGTGCGGCGATAAATGTGATTCGATCATGCTCAAAATAACTTGTAAGAAATGCGGACTAGAAATGCACGGAACACCGCACGCCACTAACCCGACCAAGATCCTTTGGAGTCACCCAGACTTGAAAGCATGCAAGAAAGTAAAACCGATTCGATGAGCGACCTACAACTCTTCGCACCGACACGCGGACTTGGTGCATACCGTGAAGAATGTGCAATAGACCGAAACATCGTCATCATCTCACCCAGCGCAAAACCAACATCCGCTCTTGCAGCTCTCCGCGCGTTGCCGAAGTCCGGCTCAAAGCGCAGGCGCGTCTATGAGTACCTAAAGCAGTCAGGCGGAGCGACAGATGAAGAGATCGAGCGCGCACTTGGCATCTCTGGCAACACAGTCAGACCGACACGCGGCTCCTTAGTCAAAGACAAGTTTGTCTACGCCACAGAGTTAGAGCGACCAACGATTGCAGGCAACATGGCGATCGTCTGGAAGGCGCGCTAATGGCACACTTTGACCTATCGCTCTATGAGACCGTCGCACAGCGTTTAGAACGCTTTTGGACTGCATACCCTCACGGACAGATCGTGACCGAAATGGTGCACTACGACGGATCCACAGTGCTCTTTAAGTGCACCTCATACGACAACGACGGACGACTTATCTCGACGGGCTACGCCGAAGAGGTAATGGGAAATTCTCCTGTCAATAAAACTTCGTTCTGCGAAAATGCGGAAACTTCTGGAATCGGTAGGTGCATCTCAAATGGGCCACTGGGACACACTGGAGAGCGCGCATCAGTGACCGAGATGGCAAAGGTGAACCGCGTAAATAGCACGCCTGCACCGGACACATTCGGCGGAGCCACACCTAAGCAGATTGGCTTCTTGAAGAGCCTTGCGCGCGGTAAAGCATGGGATGACTTCCAGCTGCTTGAGTTCATTCACAAGACTCTCGGCGTAGACGATGTAGTCGTGGAGACATTGTCATCGGGACAGTGCCGGGTATTAATTGACAGGATGAAACTATGAGTCGCTTAGTTTGGCTTGCATTGGCATTGACCGCATTGTGCACAATTCTGATGGCGATGTCTGATAGAAAGTAAAACCTTTACAACTGGTAAGAATCACGGTCGTATCACCTTCGCAAGTGACGGGGCTAATCCAAGGGAACTTGGTTAGATCGGCGCGTCCAAAACTTGCAACACGAAAAGGATTGGCAAAGCGTCGAAGCGCAGTGAGTAAA